GCCAAACGGGGCACCGCAGCTACGTTGAGTAAGTTACAGAACAGCCCGAGCACAAGGGCAAAACTGGGGCTGCGCTAATGGCAAGAACATTCCCGTCCTACGTTCCTAGCGCCCGCAGCTTTAAGCCAGGCGAATACCCCGTGCGCACGTACCGCAGCCAATCCGGCGTCGTCAGCAAACGGATTTACGGCAACAAGCCCACCAACTACGAACTCCAGCTGACGTTTAGCAACGTTGACGACAGCGTGGCCAACGACATTGTTGCCCACTACGAAGACACCGCCAAGCAACTCGAAGGTTTCAATCTCCCAAACGAAGTATTTGGCGGCATGGGCAACGGACTACAAAACAAAATCCAGGCACCCAGCAACATCACTTGGAGCTACGCAAGTCCCCCGCAAATCAAATCAGTCTTCATCGACGTAAGTACCGTCGAGGTCAGCCTGATCGGAGAAATCAATGTCTAACCTGCGCCTTGTCCAGTTTTTTGACTATTTGACTGGTGACGGTTTAACTCGCTACCGCTACCAAAACTATTTCGTCGGTCAAAACAAGACCTACAACAGCAACAGCTACGCCTTTGCTCCATTCCAGTCCAGCGGCAGCCTGTCCACACTGACCGGCGACAACGAAACGGTCACAGTTCTGTTCCCCGCAACCGAGTACGCCATCCGCCTAGTCGACGCTTCAGGCGGCAACCGTCAAAGCGAGCTGACGCTAACGACGTTATGGCTGACTGCTGAAAACGAATACAGCAGCCTTCAATTCACGGAAACACTCATCGGCATCGGTTCCAGTTTCGACGACACCACACTGGAACTCCGCTTTCGCACAGCCATGGACAGCGTTGGGGCAAACTTCCCCACTCGCACCTTCAACCGCGACAACGCCGGAATCCTGCCGATCAATGCCGAGTTGAGCCTGCGGTGAACGACCTCCTCGGCTTGAAACGAGCTTGGGGCGCCTATCCGGGCGATGGCTCCGGCACCGTCGACTGCTGCCTGATGGCATTAGAGGTTCACCGCCGGCTGGGCTATCACAACTACCTGCCAGAAGTGGCGTGGATCTTTGAGCGCTACACCGACGACACATTGCCCGCCAACTTCATCGCTCGCTGGCTACTCAAGAACGGCAAACGCCTCGCTGGCGCTGAACCGCACGCACTGGCACTTCTTCCTAGTCACGGTGTTGGCGCGGTCGGTACAGTGCTAGATGACGGGACGATGCTTTTTATCGGACCTGGCGGCAGCGTAATTCGCACTGCTGTTGCTGACGATTTTGGCTGGTACTTCAGACTGAACAAATGACACGCCGCCTCTTGCCTTACGAGCACCAGCTCGTTGAAACACTGGGCATCAGCGAGGCGGATTACCTTGAGTTCTTGGCGCTGCAGAAGGCGTACAACGACCCCAAGGCGGGAACTGTCTTTGACATCAGGAATGACCCGGCAACGGTGTCCATCGTCTTAACCGTCGTCGGCATCCTGTTCCAGGTCGGCGCCGCACTACTCGCACCAAAACCCGATATCCCCGACGTTGCCCGAGGTGGTCGCCGTCAACGCGAACAACGTTTTGCCCCCACCTACGGCTTCAACAGCGCACAAGAACTGGCGCGTTACGGCGATCCAGTCAACTTGGTTTACTGCAACACCGCCGCCAACGAACGCGGAGCCGTCCGTGCCGCTACCTCGTTGGTGTGGTCCGCCATCCGCAGCAGCGGCAACAACCAGTTCATGCAACTGCTGTTGGTGATCGGCGCCTCCCGCATCAACGAGCTGGCGATCACACGCACGGGTTTTGGTGATGTGCCCCTCAGCAACTTCGACCAAGCCAACACTTGGCTCTATTACGAAAAGAACGGCGCCCCAACGTTTACTGATCAGGTCAACGGCAATACCCTCGATCCCGCAAGAACCGGGCGCGATCCCAAAGCCTCTGTCTGCTTAATTCAAGGTGATCGCACAGGCTGCAGCCAAGCCTTTACGCCCAGCAATTACAACACGTTTGGCATATACGACCCCATCCCGCTAAACGTAATCGTTTATTCACGCGGGCAATCAGGCGGCTCGGAGTACGACCTAAACGGAATCCAAGTCGTCGGGCTTGATTCGTACACGAGCTTCCAGTGGACCGCAAACAATCGCTTCAAAGAGGGCGATGAAATCGAGATTGTTTTCCGCGACGCAAAACCCCCAAAGCGCCTGCGAAATGCCACCAATAGCGATGAGCGCTCTAAACAAGACCCTGATGTGGCGACCAATTTCGCCAGCGATATTCGCCGTCAACTCGTTGATCAAATTCAACCTGGCTCTGTCTACGAGTTAGGCACTGCTCGCTTAACCCTCATTGATCAGGACAAAACAAATATCGACAAGGGTGACGTTAAATGCAGGTTCCGCGTTATCGAAGGCGGCTTAGCCCCGTCCGCTCCCTACAACAAACTGGTTGCTCAACCGTCTGTAAGCAGCGATAAGATTGCGTATCTAACAGACGCCCAGCGCAAAGAAGCAGAGCGGTTTATCAACATTCTTCGCAGCAAAGCCGAAGAAGTAAAGATCAAGCGGATTTTTGACCCGATAGACCCGAGCAATAACATCGAAGGCGTGGACATGGCTACCCGCCAGAATCTTGCGCCAGCTCTCGTTAACTTTACCGAGCAAGACAAACAAGACGCAGAAATAGTTGACACGGTACGTACAGACGCATTAAACATTAACTTTTTCGGCGTTCGTTACTACTTCCTGAACGCAGCCCGTGACGTTGAGTGGATCGACGATACCGGCGTAGCCCGCAAACTGTCTGACGCTACCAGCAAAGCGCAGGGCTTAACGCTAATCGACGCTCGTGGCTCGATTGAATACACCAAGTTTCAGCGCCGCAAATTCTTAGCCAACAAACCTAAGGTTGAGTCAAAAGAGCTGCGCGAATACCTTAACGATCAACTGGTGCGCCTGCAAACGCACATGAGCAACGTCGCATCAGGCAAATTTGACGACGCGATCCGCAAAGTAACCACCACAAGCCTTGCGTGGCCTCTTGTCGATGGCACGACATTTACAGCAGTATTTTCACTATCCGAATCCGGGATAAGCAGAGCGAACGGGTACATCTTTGATGGAGACACGCGACCTCGTTCGCCCCAACAGCAAATAGACGAAATTCGCGCACGGTACAAAACAGCTATTAACGATCTCCAAGCTAAAATTGACTTAGCCCCTGGCGCACAAAACGCTAACTTCCGTGCTGATTTGCGTAAGCAGATTGAAGACTTGCGCGAAAACCGCCGAGATGCAGTTCGTGATGTAACTGATGCTTACCGAGATGTCCGTATCCAACAAGCCCGTGACTCCGTTATTGGGTTTACCGACATTGGCGGACTGAACCGTATCGCTGGTGCGCGTGAAATCCGCCGTCGCATCAACGCGATCAACGGCAAGAACACCACCGATCAAGCCGGAGTCGAAGCCATCAGGGCTCAGTACGACTCGATCATTGACCGTAAAAAAGAAGCGCTGCAATTCCTGCTGGATATTGTCGAAATCAACAATGACCGCGAGGGCTCCGACGTACTGGTAAAGGCTCTTGTCAAAGTCCGCACCGCCACCTATCAGACCATCAGCCCCGTCGACTTCATCCAATTCTCCATTCGCGCCCGTCTATTCCGTCGTATATCAGGACGCCAGCGCAGCTACGGCAGCAACGCCATCGAGCTGAAAGACTACAGCGATTCGGACAACGGCGTTAAGCAGCGCGTTGCATTCTTCAAAGTCCAATTCCGCAAAGAGACCGAGACCCAATACACCACTGTCCCGTACATGTTCGCGGTCAAAAACGCGCAAGACCGCGAGATCTATCTGGGGCTGAATTTCAAAGCAGCCACCACCAGCAAGTACAGCTTCCGCTTCATACCTGTCGGTGACTTCGTTGCAGACATGCAAGAGGAAGGCTTCTCGCAATTTGCCTTCATCGAGCTACGCGGCGACCGCCAAGAGATCAACGTAGACGGCAATGTCTTCTCCTTCGCTGGTGCCTTCGTCAATAAACAAGCGGGCACAGGTGAGCCGGACATTGACGAGGGGCGTCCTGCTGGCACCCAGCCTTGGGATTTGATGAGTCTCCGCGCCGATACCGACACCCAGTTCAGCTTCGAGCAAGGTCCAGAACTCGCCATCAGCGCTGTCACCGAACAACAAAACACTGATACAAGCCAGTATTACAACGACATGAGCATGCTGGCGCTCAGCGTCTATTCGGGTCAAGGCGTCCAAGACCTGCGCTCGATCACCGCCTACGTCACCAAAGGCAAGGACTGCTACGTCATTAATGGACCATCTAAATCGTCCGTAACGCTGTCCACCAACAGCAGCTGCTACGCCCCAGATATCTTCCTCGACACGGTGTGGAGCAGCGACGACGGAATCCTTAGCTACTCATCCAAGGACGCAATCGACTACGCAACGCTCTTTGACGCCAAGCGCTTCTGCCTCGCAAACAACCTGTTCATGGATGGCGTCATTGCGGACCAGCGCCCCTGGCGTGAATTCTGGGCAGAGGTAGCTGGATACAGCCTGCTGGAACTGGTACGCAAAAACGGTCAAGAAGCGCTGGCGCCTGCCGTTCCCTTCAAAAACAACGGCATAATCGACCGCGAAATCAAACCCACCGGCTTGTTTACTAGCGCCAACATCCTCGAAGGCAGCTTTAAGGAAGAACACTTCGACTATGGATCAGCCGTCCAGGACTTGATCGCCACCGTCGTTTACCGCGACGTTGAAAACGAAGACGACGTGTTCAGCCCCAAAGCCAGCGTCACGGTCAAACGCAACGACGGCGACGACACCAACGCCATTTACCAGAACTTCGACCTCAGTCAATTCGTATCGACCCGCGAACAGGCAATCCTCTACGCGAAGTATCTGATCAACCAGCGCCGCTTCATCCGCCGTGGCATCGAGTTCAAGACACTGCCAACCGAAGTCCCCGTCGAGCCCGGCAGCTACATCCTCGTCGATATCGGCCTAACACCCTGGGACAACCTCACCACAGGCGTGGTGCTGGCAGGCGGCGAACTCAATAGCCCGCTACTCAGCAAGATCCCCGACAGCAACAACTACACCGCACTGGTGTACAAGGACCGCAAGGTTCAGACAATTACCAACCTCACCGTCACCAACGGTGTTGCTGCCAGCTTGGCGCCGGCTTACGTCGGTTACGCCTTTGTGCTTGGAGCACCAACCGACCAACGCCGCCGCAGCTTCCGCGTCACCGAAGTAGCGCTCGACGAAGAGGGCGAAATCACCATTAAGGCGGTACGCATCCCCTGTGATATCGGACCCAACAACGAACTACTTAGCCGTGTCGCTGACTTTAGTTCCAGTGCGTTTGTTGTCGTATAGGTCGGCGCTAAGCTGAGTCAAGGCAACGTGTACGGGTAATGGGTTCTTACTACTCCGGGCGAGCTGGCTCGCTAATCCTGGATGACAAGCCCGTCGCCAAAGTCCGCGATTGGTCCATCGAGATGAACGTGGACCTGCTGGACGCCACGACACTCGGTGATTTTGCTCGCACCCAGCATCCCAGCACCAAATCCGCTACCGGCAGCTGCACCCTCCTGTATTACCGACTGGATTCCAGCGAAAACACTGCGTACAAAGAGTTCACGTCCCTGCTGAGCAAGATTATGCACACAGGGAAAATTACGCGCAGCGATCTAGTTACTTTGAAGCTGCGAGTTGGCACCGGAAATCCAGACGCATCAACCGCAGACGACACAATTCAAGTCCGAGCTTTTATCACAAACGCCAGCATCGCAGTCAGCAACGGTGAGCTAACAGCTGTACCCATCCAATTCACCGTTGAAGGCGACTGGATCGGCATTGTTCAACCGACGTTCTAATGGCTGTCTTTCTCGGCAACACGGGCAACGTCCGCCTTCGCCGTGGAACGGAGGCTAACTACGGGCGAATTGCCGACAGCATCGACCCCAACGACATCAACACGATCCTCAACCGCCTGAGTTTCGACAGTGCCCTTGACAACCTACTGACAGGTGATCGCGTCACAATCAAAACGAATGACGCCCGCAAACTGATCTGCTTCGACCCGACTGCCTGGCCATCTGGGACGCTCCAGTCGAGCATCACCGCTTACGTCAACGTCAACTCTGCTGGCGGTCTGCGCTTTTTCCGTACCTTTGCCGACGCGGTAAACAACAATCGCGCCCAAGAACTGGCGCTAGACAGCTTTGCAGGTGATCCCATCACAATCGCCGTCTACATCAGCGACTTCCGTTTCAGTGTGCTGGGCAATGTAACCAGCTTTGAGCTGAATACAGATCGCCAGATGATCGAGACAACGACATTAAATGACCGCTTTCAGCAGCAGTATTCCGCCGGTCTCATCAGCGGCAATGGGTCTATTAACTGCCTGTTTGACTACAACACATCAGGGCAAATTGAAACGCCTCTGCTGATGCTCCAGCTAATCCAGCGCACGGAGATCGGCAGTGAATTTGACTGTGCTTTGTACCTGACAGACAACGAGCTGGACTCTGGCATCCAAAACGTCTATTACGAGTTCACAGCTTGCGTTACTCGCGCTGGTGTTCAGGTCAGCGCAACCGACGCAATCACCTGCTCCATCGACTTCGTAACCACGGGCGAAATCCGCCTGCTGGTGGGCGAACCGACTGGCTACACCCTCGTCACTCAAGCAGACGAGCCAATCGAACTGGAGCAGTCGCTGGACGAACTGATCACGCAGGAGCTTGATTAAACTGATAGGCAGCACTAGGGCTTAGGAGTCACGTCTTGGCCGACCAAAGAATTACGCAGCTCAACGAGTTGCCCAAGGCAT